ACTATGCAAGTCTTCCGCACATCATTGATGAGATCACAGAACCCCTAGAAAAGGCAGGGCTTGTGCTGATGTCATTCCCTGATGGGGATGGATTGACTACCATCCTATCCCATGCTGACAGCGGTGAATACATGGCTGCCACCTACACACTACAGGTGGTCAAGCAGAATGATCCACAGGCTCAAGGTAGTGCTATCTCTTATGCCCGTAGGTATGCCATTACAAGCATCCTGAATCTACGGATTTCAGATGATGATGCAGAGGCAGCCACAAGGCCTGTGAGACAAGCACCTGCACCTACTAAGGTAGCACCTACAGAAGCACAGTTTGCTAGTATAGTTCAGTATTTGAATGGAACACCTATTCAAAAATTATCAGCAAAGGATGCGCTAAAAAAATACACATTAACCAAAGATCAATTAGACACCTTAGACGGACTGCTATGAACCTATACACATTGACACAGGAGGCACAGTATTTGGCTGTGCTTCTTGAAACTGAAGAACTAACTCCCGAACTAGAGCAAGCCCTGATCATCAATCAGGATCAACTCCAAGCAAAGGCTGTGAACTATGCAAAAGTGATAGCAAACTATCAGGCTGAATCGGATGCCATAGATCAGGAAATCAAGCGATTGAAGGCAATGAAGGACAGCAGAGAAAAGAAGATTGAATGGCTCAAGGAATCTGTCAAGAAGGCCATGCTTGTGAGCGGAATAGAGAAGGTAGAAAGCCCACTATTTAAGTTGGCTGTGAGGAGATCGGAATCTGTGGAGGTGGATCTAGTAGAAGCCCTGCCTAATGCCTATCAGAATGTCAAGAATGTAGTGACTGCTGACAAGGTAGCCATCAAGGAAGCCATCAAGAGAGGGGAGAATGTGACAGGTGCAAGGCTTGTAGAAAATTTCAACTTACAGATCAAATGAGACAGACAGCAACTGAATACCTATTTGAAAAACTTTGGGCAACTCCAAAGGACAAATTCACTTGGCAAATGATTTTACAGGAAGCCAAGAAAAAAGAAAAGAGACAAATTGAATTAGCACATATTAATGGACAGTCTGAATGGGATATAAAAGAATTCAGAGACATTAATAAAAAAATGGCAGAAGAATATTATCAAGAAACCTACGAAAAGAAATGAGATACCTAGGAAAAGAAATACAGCGACCTGGAGACCTAGCCCCAAAGGGGGTGAGGTCTACCTACCAAACAGAAAAACTTCCCTTCAATGAAACCTTTGAAAGACTATGGCTGCTGCAAAATTCCAAGAGGTAAAAGAGACAGTGCTTGACCTGTATCTGAACGGATACACCAAGGCAAAGGTGGCAGAGGCTATGGGTATGAAGCATAGTCAGGTAGCCTACATCCTGTACACGATCCTCAAGGTGCATGAGAAGAAACCTAGGAAGATGTCAAGCACAAACCTTGTAGAACTCATGCCAAAGGAACAGGTGAATAGAGTGATCACCCTTGCCTCCTGGGGATACAATGCATCTGAGATTGCAGAGGATATTTGCCTACCCTATAACAGGGTGCAGGTACTGATAAAAGAGGCTAATGAAAAAAATTTAATAAAAAAAATGGTGTAGTACTTGTTTGGTATTTAATAAATAACTTATATTTGTCTATTCAATTACATCAACAACCCAAAAACACAATGAAAAATTTGACAGACTTACAAGCATCTCAAATCATAGAAAAAGAACTTTTATTTCTTTACAGCAAGGCTTTAAAAATGATACCAAATTCACCTGCTCAATTAAAAGTAAGATCTAGAATTAATGAAATTTTATTAAACAAATAAACCAAAATACCATGAAAAAAGCACTTCAAATCACAGGCAAAATCATTTACACGATCCTGGCACTTTCTCCCATCTTTGCTTTGGGATATATGCTAGGCATGAAACTCTAATCAATCACCCCTATGGAAAATTTTAAAATCAAAATCACGCAAACTCAGGAAGTAGAATCTGAGGTATCAATCCCAAAGTACTTCACCATCAATAAGTACTATCACTATAAACTGCTTTCAGATTCGGCAGTCATAGCAGTGAACTACTTCACGGATAAAATTGACAACATGGTAGCCCTAGAATTGTGGCCATCTATCAAGGTAGAACACATTAGGTATGTGACCTACATCCTGAAGGCTGATAACCTGGAAGAGATCACAGAACAGGAATTCACTTCACACCTAAATGCTGCAAAGAAACTTATCTCATCACTATGAAACCTGAATCTCAAAACGCACTGATCAAGGGATGGCTACTAAATGGCCATTCCATTACAGCCCTAGATGCACTTCAGATGTTTGGCTGCTTCCGCCTATCTGCTAGGATTTCCAACTTGAAAGAGCAGGGAATGAACATCACTACAGAGATGGTAGAAATCAATGACAAACGAATCGCTAAATACAGCATGAATCATGGCCAAAAAAATAAGTGAAGAGAAGATCGAAAAGATGGTGGATCTTTGGAAAGACAGGTGGTCAACCAAGGCAATCGCTATAGAACTAGGGGTATCCTATACTTCAGTCTATCAGCAATTAAAAAAACGCTACTTAGTAGGAGAAAATCCTAGCACAGAAGACCTTCTTTTGAAGGTTGCATTCTTACCAATTAAGACTCAACTAAAAAGAGACTTAAAAATGTGGGATGAAAAGAAGCAGCAAAGAGCGGAGGCAGGCAGGAAGGGTGGTGTAGCAAAGGCTAGCAATGCTAAGCAAATCCTAGCAAATCCTAGCAATGCTACAAATGATGTAGCAAACCTGGCTGTAAATGTAAATGGTAATGTAAATGTAAATGGTAATGTAAATGAAATATCTTCTATTACTATTTTTACTACTAGGAGGCTAGGAGGTAAAAATCTTTTAGAAGAGATGATGCACATTTACGATCTAAGTGATGATCAGGTTCAGAAGTTGTATCAGGAATGGAGTCTTACCCATGATGATCAAAACTTTGAAAGTGAAAAGCATTTAAAAAATAGTTTTATCTTGTTTGTAAAAAATAACGCAAGCAGGTTTAAAGTTCAGCAAAGAAGTTACCACCATAAGCAGGAGAAAAAATCAGGCAATGTTTTTTCTCTGCTACTTGAAAAGGAATTAGAAAAAGAAAAAAATCAGGATCAATGAAAAAGACAATTTTAACACACCTAGAAAAGATGGAATTTGTCTGCGGATTAAAGCAGTTCAAAGAATACAAGATTGAGGAAGCAGAGCAGTTACTTGACTGCCTAAATAAGTTATTCTCTTCCTTTGGGTGGATGACAGAAACAAGGGTAGACTACATTCTGCACGCAGGCCTACGGGGTCAATATGGTGACTTCTACCATGTGAATGAGAAGACCGTGAACGGATGGATTTCACAATACTATCAGCACCACCAAAGCCAAATAGTTCAGGAAGTTCAGGCAGCAAATAACAAAGAGAAAGAGGCGACAGATGAGGAAATAGCCTATTGGATAGAGATAGGTAAGCAGATATTCAGGGATAATTATGAATATGCAAAAGAGACAGGTCACTGCAAGGATCTAGCAGAATGGGGCATCAATTGGTTTAACAAGTTCCAAGAGAAAGGAATTTTAAAACCCTGGGAATTTCCTGTAGATCAGATTGAATCAGATGCAAGGAGAGAACTTCGACTAAGCACCAAATGGATAGATGAATCATCTGTGGCAGCAAAGGCAAAGAACAGGATTTGGAAGATGTTTATCCTTCAGTCAATTGAGCAAAAAAGAAACCTAGATAAATTGATATGAATATCCTGGTAGCCTGTGAAGAAAGTCAATTAGTAACTTTGCAACTTAGAAAGTTAGGGTTTAAGGCCTTTTCTTGTGACATAATTGATCAATCGGGTGGTCATCCTGAATGGCATTTTAAAGGTAATGTTCTTGATATCTTATCACCTCCTTGCACAGATTTGGCGATGTCAGGTGCAAAGCATTTTGAGCAGAAGAGAAAGGATGGAAGACAGCAGAAAAGCATTGAATTTTTCCTTGCTTTGGCAAATGCACCGATCAAAAATATTGCAATAGAAAACCCTATAGGGGTGATGTCTACCTACTACAGGAAGCCTGATCAGATAGTCAACCCTTTTGACTTTGGAGATCCTGCAAGAAAGCCTACCTGTCTATGGTTAAAAAATTTACCTAAGTTAAAATCAAATAATCTTGGAGATGCTCCGCTATTTGGGTCATACTTGGACATGGGTGAATTTCACACTACAAAATCAGGAAAGGTACTACCTAAATGGTACAACTTACCACCATCTGAAAATAGGGCAAAGATCAGATCAAAAACATTTCCTGGAATTGCAGAGGCGATGGCCAAACAATGGGGAAAGCACCTAAAAGAATCACAAAAATTAACCATCTAACAAAATGAAAAAAGCAGACCTATTCAGTGCCTCATCTACCTTGCTTGCTATCTTTGGCTTAATGCAGGTAAACATCTCAAATCTCTTTCTGTTCGTGATACTAGTAGCCTTGTATACTATCGGTATGGACTTCATCTACAAAGCCTGCAAATGATTCAATTCAAAATCAATGAGAAGCCTTTAAGCGTAAACCAAGCCTGGCAGGGCAAACGCTTTAAGACACCTATCTACAAGGAATATGAGAAGGCAATGCTTCTGATGATGCCCAAGGCAAAGGTGGACACAGAAGAGATGCTCAGGGTAGAATTCTTTTTTGGGTTCAGCAATAAAGCCTCAGACCTAGATAACCCTGTTAAGTTGCTGATGGACATAGCCCAAAAGAAGTACGGCTTCAATGATAAGAATGTATTTGAACTTAACATTCGAAAATGCTTGGTAAAGAAAGGTGAAGAATTTATACAAATGGGTATTTATAAACTGCTACCTTTTTAGACAAATTATTCTATATAAGTAGGATATTAATTTTTATCCTATATTTGACAAAACGAAAACCAAATGAGCCTAGAAGAAGGAAGACTGATCAGAACAGCAAGAAAGAAAAGCGGATTCACACAATTAGAACTATGCAAGAAACTAGGGCTATCTCATGCACCTATCAATCAGGTAGAGAATGGGTGGGAAAGCATAAGCCTGTTCAATCTTAGAATGATCTGTGAGGGTGGTCTGCTTGGATCAATAAGGGCAAAGGACTTTTCCAAACTATCGAAATAGTACAGCATCAGATCAGGCTTATTTCAGCACCACATAGAGGCAAAGAAATAGAAGTCAGGTTTGAATGGAACGGATGGTTATGTGACTATTCAGGGCAGCCTACAGGCGAAGTGATCAAGTTCAAATGAAGGCGATTGAATGGCTATATGACAAAGAATTTGAATATGTATTCAAGAACATAGGTAAGGACTTATGGGAAGATTTGAGGCAGGAGGTAGCAGTCATAGTATTGGAGTACGATAGTATCAAAATAGTGGAACTGCAAAGCAAAGGAAAGCAGGTCTTTAAGTTTTGGATAGTTCGAATCTGCTGCAATCAAACGAATTCAAAGTACGGAAAATTCGGCAGGATGTATGCAGCACTTGTACCTGTGGAGGATGTCATGAAATTTGTCAAGGAAGAAGAAGAGATTGACAATAGTCAAGATGTAGCGAATAGCATTTCAAAGATTATCCCTTCCCTGTATTGGTATGATCAGGAGATTTTGAAAATGTACATTGAACTAGGATCAGTCAGGAAGGTAAGCAAGCAGACAGGCATCCCTCACACTTCCATCTTTATCACAATTAAAAATATTAGAAAATGTATCTTGCAGCAGTTGGTGTACTAGGATCGGTAGGTATCACATTGATCTACTTCTACATCATAAACTTTCCTAAAATTTTTAAGAAAGTTACAGGCAAAAATTTGGTCAAGCCTTTCTCCTGTTCTTTCTGTATGTCATTTTGGATCAGCCTGTTTTTTCTAATCTTAAAAACGGATTTGCTTTCTGCAATATTTATAGGTAGTTGCACTCCTTTTGTGTACCTGATCATTGAAGATTATTTCACCAATAAATTTGAGTTATGACACCTGAAGATTTAGAACTATTTAAAAAGCATTTTGAATTGTACGAATGCTACAAGAAACACGCTTTCATTCGGAACTACAGCAAAGAAGTATATACTGATCTGATATACCTTTACACCAAGTATGTCAATGAGAAGCATCAGTTTTCCCATTGGTGCAGTTCTTGTAGGGCTGAACTAGTCCAATACCTTTACGGGTGGTTTACGAATGAGACTCACACCACCTGGTACAAGCATGATGATATTCAGGAGGAGGTAGTGCCTGATATGATTGAAGAGCCTGTGATTGAAAACAAGCCGATCAAGAGAAGAAGAAAAACCAAATAAATAAACACATGGACAACAAACCAAAAACAAGGCTCGGAAACGGGAAAAAGAGAAGTGCCTCCTGGCTCACAGCAGCAATCTGCATAAGTGATGCAGAAGCCCATGCATACACCTACAACGGCAAGAAGTATGTAAATGTGAATGTCAACATCTATGATGCTCCAAATGAGTACGGCAAAGATGTAGCAATCACCTTGAATGAATACAAGAAGGATGAGGCTATCCCAAAGGCAAACGCTTTTGAAGGTGAGCCTATGAATAACCTCCCATTTTAATCATGGCAAAGTTCAGGCTAATAGTACAGGAAGGTGAGTATGAAGCAGACTCCTTTTCTGCCCTGATCCTTGAAGTTCTGAAGCACCGATTTTGGCATCTCAGAACTCATGGAAAATGGATGGACTAAAAAATACAAATCAATTTTAAACCAATAAAACAAACAAAACAATGGCATCATTTGAATTGCACTTTAACAGCCCTGAGAAGCAGGTGACTATTTCCCTTCAAGATCCTAATGGAATCTTTCAACTTGCAGACCTATTCAAGAAACTACTTGATGAGGCAGGAATCGAAAATACCCTGACCGAAAAGTTTGCAGAACCTGTAGAGGCTACAGAAGCACCTAGCGAATAAAAAAAAAAGTAGGTAATTTGTTTTTTAATAAATAATTTAGATATTTGAAAAACAAAACAATAACACCTATGGAAAACACATCAGTCGCTTATCTAGAAGCAAAAGGAAAATCTAAAGTTTGGGCTGCCTACGCAGATCATTTTGCAGGGGAAGACATTTTAGAAGAAGCATTTAATCCTAATTCAGGATACATTTACATTGCTTTGGAAAATGGAATTACCATTGGATCATCTTTTGCTCAAGATGTAGTTTACTTTATTTACAATCATGAATCAGATGAAGAAATAGAATTTGATTCCTATGAAGAATTAGAAATCTATCTAATTGAGCAAAATTAAAAATCGGGGGAGCAATCCCCCATTATTATTTTAAATAATGAAAACGCAAAAGGTAAAAATCTCAGAAGTAAAAATGAATCCTAATAACCCTAGAGTTATTAAGGATGACAAATTCGCTAAATTGGTTCGGTCTATTCAGGAGTTCCCTAAGATGCTTGACATCAGGCCGATAGTAGTCAACTCAGACATGATTGTCTTAGGAGGTAACATGAGATTGAAAGCCTGTAAAGAGGCAGGTCTAAAAGAGGTGCCGATCATCCTGGCTGATAATTTGACTGAAGATGAGCAAAAGCAGTTTATCATCAAGGATAATGTAGGCTTCGGTGAATGGGATTGGGATATGCTTGCAAATGAATGGGAGGCTGAACTGCTAGATGAATGGGGATTGAATGTACCTAATTGGGGGGAGACTCCTGACTACTCAATCCTAGATGATGAGGAAGCAGAAGGTCAACTTGATGATATGACCAATGGAGTTAAGAAGGCAATCCAAATTGAGTTTGACCTAGAGCATTATGAAGAGGCTTTTGAATTGGTCAAGTTTTGGAGAGAGCAAGGTGCCTATGTAGGTGCAATGATCATCGAGCATCTCAAAGCAGAAAAGCAGAAGTTATGATCCTCAAAAGAAGCGAAATAAGTGGAATTCATTTCTTTTATCGGGAAGGATTCTCTGATCTAAAAACATTTGAGGAGGTGATCGGGAATAAGACCTATTTGAAAAAAGGAATGACCATAGAGCCTGGGGAAGATTGGATGGACTGCGGAGGCAATGTAGGTGCTTTCGCTTTGTTAGCCTGTTCCAAAGGTGCGAATGTCACCGTATATGAACCCGATCCGTATAATTGTGACATGATCGAAAAGAATCTTATGCTGAACGGATTTAGAGCCGAGATCAAAAACATGGCCTTGGTTCATGATGATAGAAAGGAAGCCATTTTATTCATTGGTAATAATAATCAGGTATGGCGGAATTCACTTGTCAAAAAATGGAATAACAAAGGCATCAAAGTAAAATGCGGTAACTTTGAAGATGAGGCTTCTCAATTTGATTGCTGCAAGATGGATATCGAAGGTGCCGAAATGCCGATCCTAGAAAGCACAAATAAGGTATTCAAAAAATTAGTTTATGAATGGAGTTTCGATGTTGATCCTAGCCTTTCAAGATTATGGTCAGTGATCGAAAAGCAACAGAAAAGTTACAATATCAATTACGAAAAGCATAGAATTTGCCATGATGATAAAAGGGAAGTCCAATGGCAAAAATCCTGGTTTCCCGCTTGCACAAATGTATTCTGCTATGAAAAAAATTAATCTAATCAAAGTACCTCATAATGTTCAGATAGGTGAGGTGTGTGGCCACATTGAGCCAAATGTAACTGAAGACAGTCTATTCTATGATGGGGATGAATTGGTAGGATTCTACCTAAAGGACATTTCAAAGTATTCAGAAAAGGCAGGGAAACTTGCTGAGTTGGCTGATTACGAATTGCGTTCCAATAATGTACCAAAGTCTTTGATGAAAAGGTCAAGCGGATTTGCAGAAGGAAACAAGGAAAAGGAAGTCCTTCAGTATTCCACTATCATTGGAAGCGTTCCACCGAAGCCACACATGAGAAGACCTTATGCCACAATCTCAAGTGTTCATAATGTCAAGACAGCACAAACTTTCATTAAGGCTATGCTGATGCTTTGCAAAGAAAGTGAGCAAATCATCAAAGACCTTGCACCTCAAATTTATGAGAGGCAGAAAAGCATCATTGAAAATAACATCCCGAAAAAATGGAGATTCGGAGATCTATTCACGAGTTCTATTTCAAACTTTAATATCCCTGCTCCATTCCATAGAGATGCAGGGAATCTTGAAGGCTGTGTGAATGTTATCATAGCAAAGAAAAAGAACGCTACAGGAGGGAATACTACTGTACCCGATTACGCTGCCACAATGGATTCAAGTGATAACTCTATGCTTGTATATCCTGCCTGGAGAAATGTTCACGGGGTTACCCCTATAGTACCTACACACGATGGAGGCTACAGAAACAGCCTAGTATTTTACCCGTTGAAAGCCTTCAAAGGATTGGAATAATTAACAAAAGTCAACAATATGAAAAAGCCTGAGAGATCAATTATAGAGAAAGCCATTATTAAGGCATTTGGGAACCTTTCCCTGGCTTCAAAAGCCTTAGGGGTAGATAGGGTAACCCTGTACAAATGGATTGAGCAGGAGGCCTTAGAACAGGCTGTAGTAGAAGGTAGGAATACGAGGCTTGATTTTGTTGAAAGCAAACTAGATCAGAAGATTGATAGCGGTGACACCACTGCTATTATCTTCTTTTTGAAAACTCAAGGGAAGTCTAGGGGATATATTGAAAGGCAGGAAGTCACAGGCCTGAATGGACAAAAATTATTTGAAGTAACCATAGTAGATGGTGATAGCGAAACTGAAAACAAATAAAGTATTTCGCCACCTTGAAACTAGCGAAAGCAAAATAGTAGTTCAGCAAGGTGGCACTCGATCAGGGAAGACCTACAATATTTTATTGTGGGTCATTTTTTCATTCTGCCAAAGGAATCAAGGGAAGATAGTAACAATCTGCAGAAAGTCCTTCCCTGCCTTGAGGGGTACGGTGATGCGTGACTTCTTTCAAATCCTCAAGGACTTCGATTTATACTTTGAAGAAAACCACAGCAAGACAGCAAATGAATACAGGCTCAATGGAAATGTGATTGAATTCATTTCCCTTGATATGCCTCAGAAAATTAGGGGCCGCAAAAGAGATCTCCTTTTTGCAAATGAGGCAAACGAACTGACCTTTGAAGATTGGCAGCAGTTACTTTTCAGAACCAATGAAAAGGTGATCCTAGACTACAATCCATCTGAAGAATTCCATTGGATCTATGACCAAGTGCTGACTAGATCAGATGTAGAATTCTACCAAACCACCTACAAGGATAACCCATTCCTGGGGGATGTGATCAAGCAGGAGATCGAAAGGCTCAAGGAGATTGATGAAAACTATTGGCGGGTCTATGGCCTAGGTGAACGGGGACAAAGCAGAAGCCTTGTGTACACCTTTCAAACTTGCAAGGAGATACC